TTTAATTATATTAGTTTTAACCGACATATTAAAAAATATACTTAATAAATATATACCTAATAAAAATAATGCTTCATTTCTATTTCCGCCATAAACTAAAATAAATAAATATATTATAGAAAAAAATATTGTTATACATAATATAAGATTATCATTATTAATTTTCATTAAGACCTTTTATAATTTGTGATTGAATATCTAATGCTGATTGTTTTGGATTTTCTGATTGAATAATTGGTCTCCCGACAACGATATAATCAGCGCCCATAGAAAATGCTTGTTGAGCGGATATAGCTCTTGATTGATCATTTTGTGGAGCATCAGCATTACGAATACCTGGACAAATAATAAGAAGATCTTCACCACAAATTTTTCGAATTATTTTAATATTATTTCCAGATGAAATAACACCAACAGCTCCTAATTTTCTAGCAATATTGGTTCTAACACATATTAAATGATCTTCTTGACTATTTGGTTTTTCACTTGTTAATACTGTTACTCCTAAAATACCAATATTACAATCTACAGAAGTTGCAGCTTTTACCACATTTTCATTACAAGCATGAACAGTAGCAAATGTTGGATTAAATTTTTTTAAATTTTTAATTGCTTTTGAAACAGTAGTTGGAATATCATATAATTTCAAATCAATAAAAACTTGTTTATTCAATCTATTAAGATCTTGTATAAATTCATATATACCTCTAGCGGTAAATAATTCTAATCCAATTTTATAAAATGTAACTGAATCTTCTAATTTGCTAACTATTTCATATGCTTGTTCGACTGTAGGTACATCTAATGCTACTATTAATCTATCTATATTTTTTATATTTCTCATTTTTATTTGTTATTTTTCTTTATTTTTATTTAAATCAACAATTCTTCTAACAAAATGTTTGAATTCATCTTTTGTACAATCATCACCAATTACTGATTTAACAAATCTAATTGCTTTTTCAATATCAGTATCAAATTCTTCTTTTAATTCATTTATTGCATCATCGAGCATATGTTCATGTAACATATCATAATCTTCTTTTATCATAAAAATCCTCTTTATATGTTTAAATAAACTATTTATCTGAATTTTTATCATTGGTAAATAATTTGATATTAGCATCTTTATAATTCCCATTAAAAGTTAATTGTGGACATATTTGATTATGTTTAGCAACTATCCATTTCCATATTAAATTATCATCTACTTTTTTAGAAATATTTTCATCAAAATATTCATCAAAATATTCATCAAAATGTTCTTTTAATTTTATTCCTTGTTTAGTATCTGTAAAATAATAAACTAAAAATGCACTAATTATTAATATATATTCTCCAATTCCAACAAACCATGGAATACTTTTATGTATTTGGTAATATAAATCACCAAATAAAATAGTATGACTAATTATAACAATAGGCCAAAAAAATGAAAATACTAACAATGCTATTATAATACTATATATGCAACATAAAAATAATCCTAATATAACTCGTCTCATAAAAGGACAAAGATTTTTTTCAATTTTATATTCTTCAAATAAAACACCGTATAAAGCAAGACGGTACCACATACTATCTTTTTTAACATTTATCATAATAATTCATTAAGTTTTTAAAAAAATATATTATAAACTAATTTTTTGTATTTTAATATTCATTTTTTAAATTGATTATTGCTTTATTAACATAAAATATTCCAACAATATCTAAAATAGTAAATATCCAAAAATCTTGAGTTATTAAACCAAGTATAATACCTGAAGTAAATAATATACCAGCAATATGTAATAAAATAAGTCTAAATTTATACATTATATTTTAATAATTAAGGTTTATATACATAAAAAGGGAGATAATAACTACCTCCCTTTTCACATATTAGAAATAATTTCTAAATTATATTGTTTGAATGCTATTCGCGACAATATTTAAAACGCTTATTTGGTAGTCTCTGAGAATTTCGAAATCTCGACTTCAGCCATGTAAAAGCTGCACTCTGCCTCTGAGTTAAGAGACTAAATTAATTTATTTTATCAAATTCAACACATAATTGTTTATTTACAACAATACTTGTATACAAACCATAATCTTTATCATTTTCATATTCAATACGAAATAATATATCATTATCTATTGCGGCTCTAATTGATTTAGCTGTACAATATGTAAATATATTAGTAAAACTTAATAATTCTTGATAAGTATATTTTTTTGTTGGTAATGATTTTTTCTCATATTCAGCAACATTAATAACATAAGTTAATATTATTTCATTTTTAGCTGTAAAATAATAAATTCGTTTTCTTCGTAAATTATCAGTTATAATAGCTGGAGAATTAGTTTTTATATGATCAACAAATATTTTTCCAAATGCATCTTTTCCATATTTTTTTATATAATTAGCAACAACATCATAATTAAACTGAGGATCAGCAATACATTCCAAAGAAAAAAATAATAAAAAATAAATAAATAATAATTTTACTATTTTCATAAATTAAAAAATATTAAATCCAATTCCAAAAAAATAATACTAATAAAGTTAAAAATACAGCCCAAGAAGATCTTAAAAAATCTTTAAATGGATCATCATCAAATTTATCATTATAACGATTCGTAATAATCCATACTATACCAATAATTCCTAAATATATAATAGCTTGTGTCATAATTATACCATAATTTTAAGTTTAATGAAAATATTGAGCCTGTGGAGGGCATCGAACCCACAACCTCTTGATTACAAATCAAGTGCTCTACCAATTGAGCTACACAGGCTAAGTTTGGTACCATTAGCTGGATTTGAACCAGCGACCTATCGGTTATCGGCCGATTGCTTTACCAACTGAGCTATAATGGCATTATTATTTAGTATTCTCCAATTTGCGATAACATAATTCTAAACTCCAAAATGACCACATTCCAATACAAATAATCACAATAGTAATAGCTCTATATATTATTATTTCATACATTTCCATTATTTCTCCTAATTTAAAAGTTTATATTATTATTTATAGTTATGATAACCAATAACTTAAGTAAAATTATAACATAAACTGTTTCTTTAATGGAAACAATACAACTTTAAATTTTGGTTTTGGCTTTATATATGAATCAATCTTTTATGAAATAATAATTTATATATCTTGTGGTAAGAAAACCCATCAGTCTTTAGCTGATGGGTAGTTGACATATTCTGCAGCTTTATTTAATACTTTATCTGGTACTATACCTGTTAAATGTAAATAGGTATAGGCTAATTCTAATAACAAATTACTTAGATATGATTTTAACATTGTTCCGCTTTCTTCCATTTCTGTTAAAACCATTGCACGTTTTTCACTACCTGATGAATCGTCATCTAATATTATTGTAATTAAATCTGTTATTTGGTTCCAAGCTTGTTTAGATGTTAAAATTATCGCTAATTGTTTTATTAAAAATGCTTTCATGATTTAATCCTTTAAATAATATATGATCTATTTATAAAATTAATTGGTGGAATGAGTCGGCCACGATCCGACAACCCCTCGATTAAAAGTCGAGTGCTCTGCCCACTTGAGCTACCATTCCAATTTTGGCTCCAACCCCAGGAATCGAACCTGGCTCTTTCTTCTTAACAGGAAGCCGCCTCACCTTGAGGCCAGGTTGGAATAAATCTTTGTGGAGCTGGAGGGTAACGATCCCACTACCTCTAGATTGCAAAACTAGCGCTCTCCCATTTGAGCTACAGCCCCATTATTCATAGATTTTGTTAAAGAGCAAAAAAAACCGGAAAGTTTTAAGTTCCGGTTTTCAATTTTTATGTTTAATTAAAAATCAAATACCGGGTTCACCATTTATATTATCAGTTTTATCCATCACATTACATTTGTTAATTGACGTAAATATTGTGTTGGTTAATAACATTTTTATTCCTATTTGATTTTTAACTATAATATATCATTTATTTATATTTGTAAATAATTATTTTTAATCTTCATTAGATTTTGCAGCTTTATTAATTATATTTTTCATTTTTTCACTTAAATAACTATGAAAATTAATTTGAGCGGTTTCGTCATTTTCATTGATAATATCTTCAATGACATCTTTTAATTTAGTTATAGACATTTTTGTATTCCTTTATATAATAATTTTATCTATTTATAAAATATAATAATTTTATGCAAGTAATAATGCTTCATATGCTTCTAATGCAGAACCTACACCAGATAAATTAGCATATAATGTTGATTCAGGAACATCTTTAATCACATTTGAACTTTTATCTCTAACTGTATATGTTATAGTATTTAAAGTAGGTTGTACAATAATAGTTGCATTTAGAATTAATTGTTCCGAAATACCACATATCGAATCTACGTGCCATACTACATCATTTGGTAAAAATTTATATGTAACTGTTGCCATTTAATATTCCTTCATTATTTTAATTATTTATTAATTACTTAATTTTTTTCAATAAATTTTAAAAATATTATTTATTAATCAAAACTTCTAACAATTTTCCGTATTTCATCAAGTGTAGTTCTTTTAATAAGTTTACCATTTTCGAATACTAGTTTTAATTCTCCGCCAGCTTCTTGTTCTTTGGTGCATTGATCTTTTAAAACATATTTACCATTTACTTTATCGATTCTAAGTAAACCTTTTGCTGATTTTTTGGTTCCATCATCTGTAGCTGGATCTTTAAAAATTTCTCTTCCTTTACCGTTTATTTCAACATAGGTGGCCTTCATAGCAGTGCCATGGGTATCCCTAGTAACACCTTGATAGGTATATGAACCAACACCCAAAACAACGTTTGTAGAAGCAAATCCCATTAATTCTAATCGTTTAAGTATTTCTTGAGCAGTTCTATATAATATACTATCACCATATAATGCTCCAATATGGCTATTTAATAATTTATATTCTTTTCCATTTTGTCCTTTTACAAATGTTCCACCAAAAATATCCCATAATGATTGAATTATTCCTTTTTTAAGTATTTCAGGATATGTTACATTTTTTGGAATATCATCCCAATTATCATATCCACATAAAATTTGAACTGGATCTCCAGAATCAGGACGAATAACAACTTTGCCATCTCTAGTTAATATATCATTTTTTAAAGAAGCTAAGAAATCTTTAATAACAACTGTAAGATCCCATGTATCAGATACAATTGATAATAATCCTATTGGATATAATTCATTTATTAAATATTGATATGTATTAAATTCACCAGCCATTGATCCAGAACACATAACGGCATGTTCTGTTGCATTTGCAGACATTGCTACCATTTCTATATCTGAATCAGCGCCATAAAATTCTTCAGCAAAATCAATAGCTGGAATAGTATCTGTTCCACAAGATCCAGCTGCTAAAGCTCCAAATCCGGACATTGCAGCAGCTATTCTACCAGGCATACCTCTAAATGAAAAATCATGTCCTTGAAATGGAACAAATTCTAAATCGCCGCCAGTTAATATTGCATATTTTTCAAACATTTTTCTATATGCATTATATGTAGTAGCACTTGTTGTAATCATCCAACTCTCGGCAGACATGACGGATTCAATCATATTGGTTACCCAATAAAAATTATCATTTGTACTAGAAATTGTACATGTTGGAACACCATATGGAACAAATGAACCTTCTGGTAATGCTTTTATTTTAATTGGTAAATATCCTAGATCATGAAGATCAGCCATATGTTTAATACTAAAGTTATAACCTAATGCATTAGATATACGGCGTTTATATTTTTTAATAACTTCATTTTTTGGTTTATTAAAAAACGTTTCATTCCAATCTTTGATAAGATAATCTAAAATGAAATATTGTAAACCGACTGTAATAATTCCTTTATTATTAGGAATATTTGACCATTTTCCAGATCTAGCAGTAAAATTTGAATAAACTAAATTTGTACCAATAGTATATTGTTCTCTATGTCCAGCTTTATAAAAATCTTTAGCATGTGGAGCAAAAAGTTGCATATTGTATCCTTTTTATAAATTAATATAATCTATAATAATATTACTATTATTTTCTTTTTGAGGAAGACTATTAGTTGTAATGATTTTATCAATTAATCCTTCAAATATTTTAAATCCTTTACTAAAAATTCCATGTGTAACATATAAACATATTTTACCAGGATTATGATTTTCTTTTAATACTTTGGCTAATTCAATAAATGTTCTACCACCATCACAAATATCATCAATAATTAATAGGTCATGGCCATCTAAATCATCAACTTTAGGTTCAATACCAATTATATTACCAGTATCGGAATCTCTAATTTTATCAGCTAAACCATAATCACAATTAAAATATTTAGCTGCTTCTTTAGTTTTTATAGCAGCCCCTGCATCAGGACCAATTAATATATGAGATTCTACAAATGGCTGAATTTTTTTAAGAATATAAATTTGGTTAATTATTGCAATATTATTTAAATAATAATAAAGTATATTGCTATGTGGATCTGCTACTATAACACTATCAAAATATAAATCATTTATCAGATTTGCTACAACTTTTAAACTAAATGCTTCTCCTTTATAACATACACGATCTTGTCTCGCATATGGAAAATATAAACATTGAAGATGAAATTTAATTTTTGCATTTGCTATTTTAACTCCATCATAATAGGTATCAAGAGCATTTTTAACCAAAATCAATTTTATAATATCATCAGAACATAATAATTGGGTTTCAATTAATATATTTTGTGAATAATTTGGTAAAATATTTGGTAATCTAACCTGTATTTCTCCACCACTAAATATAAAATCTTTTTCTAATTCATAAATTTTTGTTCCAATATATATTTTAATCATAATTTTTCATATTATTTGGGTTTATTTTTAAATTATTTAACTTTTATAGCTCTATCATAATTAAGTACTTTAGCAGCTTGCAAAGTCATTAATTTCATAAGGTTTGAAGTTTCTGAATCTCCACCTGTTGGAGTATTACCATTACTACCAAATACATATTGTGGAACTGCTCTATTAGCATATGCATCAGCCCAAACTTTTTGAATAGCAAGTTCGGTATCAAGTTTAGCTTGTAATGCATTATCTGATTTAATAATCTTTGATCTTTTATAAGCTTCAGCATCAGCAATAATTTTTATAGCATTAGCATCAATTTTAGCTTTTTCTAATAAAGTTTTAGAGGTTTGTTTATCAATTATTGCTTGTTCTTTAGCTTGATTTGCCACAGTAAGAGCTAATTGTTTAGCTGTTTCGGCATTTGTTGTTTTTTCAATCTGTACTACTTTAGCAGCCGCTTGTTTTTCAGCAATTTCACGTTCACCTTTAGCAATTGCTAATAATCTGGATTGTACTTCAAAACTTCTTTTTTCTCTGGCAACTGCCTTATCTGCTGATGCTTTTTGTTTAGCTTTCATACGATTTATAAATAAATCATTTGGAACCATATCAGTTACACGAGCAGAAACAACGGTAATACCAAAATCTACAAATGTTTGTTTTGTTTTACGCAATACACCATTATCATATTGTTTTTTAACTTTAAATACAATTTTAGTCCCATCACCAAATTTATCTTGATGAATGCCTTTAGAGGCATTTGCTGATGCATTTGCAGGTCCGGCTGCATCTTTAATAATAACTTGTTCGCGTTTTACAATATAAATACCATCACGAATTTGAGAATCAAATTCATTAATAAAATCTGTTCTAGCACCAGAAAAATATTCTTCAGCACTCATTAATGAGGCAGTCGCTTGTAATGTAGTTTTAAAAGCTGGAATTAATTCGGTTTTTAAAAGATTTGATGGTATTCTATATTCTCTAGCCATTCTTAAAAATTCAGCTGGATCATCAGGAATTCTAAATCTAACTGTTGCACTACCTTTAGCATCAACTTGATCTAAAAAGATTAAACGTGGTGGTTGTAAATTTGCACTAACATCTTTTTCGTTTTCATTAGTTTGATCTTTATTAGTTGCTCCAATATTAGAAGCAGCTTGAACTGTCATACCTTTTTTCCAAGAAGTATAAGTTCCAGCACCATAATAACTATAACCAAGTGTAGTTACCGCTCTTTCATCACCCATTATAGTTTTAATATGATAATTATAACTCGGATTAGCATAAAAGAATAATTTATTAAATAAACCAAAACATAAAAATATAAAAGCTATAATATAAGAAATTTTATTTAAATTTGATGTCCAAAAAAATTCTTCATCTCGTATACCTTTAACTCTGGCTTCTGAATACTTATTATCAGTAGCTTTAATAGCATTTTCTTCTTTTTCTTTATCGAATTGTTTCTTTTGATATATCATTATAATTGGCAAAATTGCTAATATAACAGATAATATTAATGATAATGTTGACATAAATTTCCTCTTGTTATTAAATATTAATTGAATTTTTCCTATGATTCCAAATAATTTCACCTATTTGGTTACCTTTTAATCCTTTAAATTCTTTTATTGGGATAATATCACCGATTTTATATGATGTATCCTCATATGCTCGTTTTAATATGTTAATTTTATTATTATCGGATAAACATCCAATTTTAATAAATTCTAAACATTGTAAAAATCTTAATGATTGTTTTTCATTATAAACATTAATAGTTCTAAATAATTTTATTATTGAATCATCAGTTAATTGTTTTTCTTCCAATAATGTCTTAATTAAACAAAATAATCTAATTGTTTTTAGATATTCAGTTGGTGTTTTAAGATATAAACATAATTTTTCTAATACTTCTAATGGATTATTATTAAAAATAGAGATAAAAATATATTCTGGTATATTAAAATTATGGTTTTTAAGATGATCAAAACAAAAATGTTCAATTTTTAATTGATTTATTTTAAAAGGAAATATTTTATAAAATACTCCAGTATCAAATAAAATATCAAAAAATCTAATAACATTTTTATTATCATCGATGGTTTTAGATATTTCTAACCAAATCCGTTCAGTGGTTAAATGTTCTAATTCGCCATATTTTACCATATCTTCAATATACTGAATGGTATTATAAGATATATTAAAATCATATCTTACAGCTAACCTAGCGGCTCTTAAAGCTCTAACAGGATCTTCATTAAAAGCTTTTGATGTATGATTAATTAATTTAGATTTAATATCATTAATGCCATTAAATGGATCTATGACTAATGAATAATCTTTTGTTGACAGAAAAGCTTCCCAATCATTATAATTGACTGCCATAGAATTGATTGTTAAATCTCTTCGTTTTAGATCTTCTTCTAATGTTACTGAAGAATCAAAATTAACTTCAAATCCATGATAACCTTTTCCAATTTTCTTTTCTTTTCTAGCTAAGGCATATTCATTTCCTTGAGAATCTAAAAAAACCGGAAATGAAGTGGCTTCAATTGGAATATATCCTAATTTAACCATTTCTTGGTGTGATGAACCTACGACACAAAAATCAATATCTTTAGGTTCATTACCCATTAAAACATCTCGAACTGCACCACCAACTACGTAAAAATGCATTGTTGTATATGCCTTAAATAAAATTTTTATTATATCATACTTTTGAATATTTATATACTTATTTAATGCATTAATACAAAATGTATAATTAATTTATGATAATTGCTTAACAATTTTACAACGATTAACTATTGTTTGTTTTCTACCTTTATATTCTGAATGATTTTTTATAGTCATTTTAAGAATATATGATTGATCTTCTATTAACATTACTTGACCAAATTCATCATATGGCAAATTAGAAGCAAACCATACAAATAACCTACCTTTATCATCTATCATTTTAATGCGATATGCAATCCCCCATTCTGTATCATATGTAGAAATAGAAATTATTTTAACTTGATGATCAATTCTTTTTTTAATTTCACCAAACCATTCATTTAATTTATTTTCTGTAATTTCTTTTTCTTTTTCTATTTTATTTAAGTAAACACCAATAATTGATACAACATAACCAATATGTCTAGCTTTAACAAATTTTTCTTCTAAAATACTATTTAATGTTTTAACATAATCAGAATTTTGATCCATAGTTTTAACATTATTAATAGCAGCATTAATTATTTCTGTTTGATTTGGAATATCATCACATTTTTTAACAATTTTTGGATTATATAAATATTCTAAAACATGATCTGATGTTGGAATAATTTCATTATCATCACAATCCATATTAACTTTAGCAGCTTTACTATTAGAAACATAACCATATTTACTAATCATAAACGTACTTATTTTTAGTATATCATTAACTGGAATAAATTCTACAAAATTTACATGATTATTATTTAATTCATCAACTAATTCATTAAAATCCGTAATATAAGTAAACCATTTAGCAATATGATGAGGATTTTGATGACCTAAGAAATCTTTCAAACATGCAGATCCAATATGTTTATATTGTCCAGTTAATTTATTTTGTATTATATAAGTATTACGCCTATATCGTTTATGATTACAATGATCACAAGTATTAGAATGATTATAATATTTATTTGGTATTTTTACTCCAGGAGCTGAAGTTAATACTGGATTTTTATAATCATGATCAAGTTTTGCAATAAATTGCCAATCATTATATTTTGGAGCTTGTCCAATAACATCTATCATAGAATATTTATGATAGATATTAGATTTTTGATCCCATTCAATCACTTCATTTTTAATTGTACAAATAATTTCCGGACAATTAATTTTTTTAGCTTTTTTATTAAGTTTTTTAAGTTCGGATAAAAGTTTAGGCAAATTTTCGTTTGGAATTTTGAAAGATTTAAGCAGTTCAATATTCTTCATTAAAAATCCTAGATATTTGAATGAGTACTTATTATACCAAATATCTAGGAAATGTACATAATTATTTTAAATATGTTCCATCATTTGGACAATATTTATGTTTTGCTTTCCATTTTTTACCACAAGATGAACAACTTTTTTTAGATTTTTTAGTTATTGGTTTATCGTCAGCATTTAATTTAAAAATTATTTTTGTTGGATTTAATTCTGTATTAAATGAATTTACAGTATTAAATCGTTGATTTGATTTAGAACCTTCAACTGTTATTCCAGTATCATTTGTTGAATTGCATGAATATGAATGAATAGTATTTGAACTATTAATAGCTTGTAATATATAATATGGTTTTGTTCTTGGATTATATATTGGTGGTTCATCCCAAGTTTGGGTAATTCCTCTAATTGTTTTAATATATGTCGTATTTGTAACTTCATAATCAAAATGTATAATAATTAAACTATCTTCAGCATTAATACCACGATGATTTTCAATGGCTTTAGTTCGTTCTATAAATTTGAATTTTCTTTTAGAATCAATAAATCTTTCTAAATTAATAGAATCATTTGGATTAATAACAATACCATTACCTGAAATATTATTTCCATCAATTTCAATTGTCACTAAACATCTTTTATCATGATGATTTTTCATGAATATAGAATATTCTGATTGATAAGGAAGATATACATTATCTTCTTTCTCATTAAGAGTATTACCAGCAACTTTAATTGCTGCCACAAAGTGCTTTTTATATACCATAATAATTACCTTTACGAACCGCTCTAGCTAAACGGTTATATTTTAGACAAGCTAGATGTAAAAATTATTTTTAAATTTCTGTATCTATAATAGGTTTATTACCTGCTCTCCTAGTTCTAGCATACAATTTTTGCATTTTTGTTCCTTTTTTTGATTGTTTAGGTTTATCATATTCAATTTTTGATGAATCCATATATGAATTACCTTTTAAAATTTCATTTAATAACATTATATTGTTCCTTTAATGTTATTTTTATAATATATTTCATCTGCTAATTTCCAATCATTTGGATTATTTAATGACTGAAGCATTTTTTTAGCTATTGGATATGTTTCTAATTTCATATCTGGCTTATAAAGTTTCTTAGTTTTTTTATTATAAATAACCTAATTTCCGCTAAATTGAGATTCCATAAGTTCACGTAATAATGACATATTATTTCCTTATTTAAATATTTAAATATTATTTATAATTTATTTTTATATTATTTAGCTTTTATAGGTTTTGTGGCAAGAAACCCGTCTGTCTTTAGCTGAGGGATGAATTGACACTGCTAACCTTGTTCTTCAATGTACTTCCTCTATAATCGTTACTCATCCATAAACCACACCTTTTTGATGAAAGACCACATCTATTTTCTTCATAGACTTAACGATTGCCTTGAATCCATCCGTCATTTTTAGATAAGCTCCCTTATTTTGCATACCAACAACACTGTACTGTTTCCCTCCAAATTTAATCAAATTTTTCGGTTGTATTGAATATCTTTGTTTTCTGATTGAAGGTGCAAAGCCTTTCCTGTTCTTCTGTATACTACGATTATTTTTACATTTAAAGCCAATGACCTGTTCTTTTTCTCTTTCTTGAATGGAACCGCCAGCAATAACAAAAGCATCACTAGAGTGTGTTTTCTCAATACCAAATTGGTAGCGATTAGCTTTAGTCACATAACCAAAAGTTTCAACAGCTTCAGGAAACAACTTCAACAACTGAGAACGGATTACGTTCATCGTAGTAGCCGACTTTAAACTTTTGTGCTTTTTAACATTAAGTTTCAGCTTAGGGGTAGTTGATAATTTTTACAGTATAAATGGTAATGGCGCATCATCTGAATTTTCATTATATGAATCATCATCAAAATAATCACCTTCTAAAGAATTTGCAAAAGTAGCATAAGCTTTATCATCATACATCATTATTTCTTCTAAGACTCGAATACAAATTAATACTGCGGAAATACAATCATCTGTACCTCCACTTTTAGCTTCATATCCTTTTCCAGATCTTGCATATGTTTTACATTCTGATAATAACACGTTTGAATTAATTATTAAATTATTTGATTCAACCATTTCTTTAAATTTTATACAGGCAGTCATTTTTGTTTTACCTGTTGTAGAAAAGCCAGGTCTTTTAGAATTAGATTGTGATATAAATTCTGCTAATTCTGGTCCATTTTCATCACTTTCTATCATTGTAAGAATACCTTCACCAACGCCATTATTTTCTATACTATAATAAATTGTACAATTTTTTCGTTCTAATATTAATAATATGCCTTTTAAAGCTTTATATAAATAATTAGATGATGTTGTATTAGATCTAAATTCTGCAACTTGAACCATTGATGGAAATTCAAAAATTTCTATAACTGAATAATCATTTCCTATACCAGTACTTGGATCAACTCCAACTATATAACTATTTTCTGATACTATTTCATCCCAAAATTTAAAATCTTTTATAGCATTATTATGTGGAACTGATTTAATTCTCGATAATGTAATACCATTAATTAAAAGATCATCATTACCAATAAATTCACATTCATGTTCTCGTTTAAATTTTTCTAATCCTATTCTTCCAATTTCGCCACGTTTCCATTTTTCATTTCTACCAGGTCCTTTATCCCATAAAACTTTCATATAAGCAAAACCATTTGTTTCTTGTTCTGCCCCTCTCCATAATTCTGCAAATAAATTTGTATCAATAGTTGGGGTAGATGAAATAATACAAGAACCACCGGTTGATAATGTAGGTGAAATACTTGTCCAAAATTCTCTGGCAACATCATCCTTTCTTTTGTATCCAACAAATGCGAGTTCATCGCAATTAGAAGTTATTATATTATCATTTATAACATATTGATGATTTTCATGTTTACATTCTACAATATCATAAACTATATCAAATTTATATTTATTTGTTTTTATTATAGATATTTTTGAATTATTAATTCCATCAATTTTACAATATTTAGGTAAATTTTTTAATTTTATTTTTTTATCATTTTGAAAAAAAATATGATCATTTGATGCCCAAAAATTTGTACCATTTTGTACAATAATATATCTTAACTTTTTTTTATTTAATAATATTCCGCCAAAATCATAAAAATTATTATCTGATCCTAATATTTCCCATTCAATATTTTTTTTATACATTACTATAATCCTTATTTGGATTAAATGGAATCCAATCATCTGACAATAATAATTGATCTTTTTTATTAACATGTATTATTTTTTTTGTTTCATCAGATCTTTTCATTCCTCTATGTTTAAATGATTTAACTATTTTTGGTAATAATTTATGACAAAAAACATGTTCTTTGCCACTTAATTTTACTATATTGGATTCATCAAATGATTTTGGTATAATATGATGTTTTTCTGTATATATGGTTAAACAAGGATTTAATTGTCTAAATTTTATTAATGAAAAATAATATTTAGTATATTTATTATCTAAAAACATTGATATAATTCCTCAAATGATTTTTGTTCTATTTTTTTAGTATTTTTATTTCTAACAGTTAATTTTGTATCGCCGCCTAAACAAAATAATAGTGAAATGCTTAATCCTCGACCTGTTTTTTCTGTAGTTGCTGCTGAAAGTATACGGGATTTATTATCAAATTTAACAGAATGTGCATTAAATCCATCCACTGTAACTCCTGGTTTAAGCCATAATGGACAATTTTCATACATTAATTGAATACGATAAATCAACTCAACAGCATTATCATTTTTATCTGATGCTATTAAAATTGTTTTATTTTTATTAAACATGGCGAACCATAAAAGATAAGCGCCAGATGTTTGAGATTTTCCAAGTTGTCGGCCACATAACATAATAGAATAAGTATTAGCCTGAAACATTTTAATCATATCTTTTTGATATTTTCGTAATTTAAAATATACCAGTCCATCAACCGGATGTTCAACCATAAAATAATTAGAAATACAATAAATAGGATCAGAAGCACATTTCTTTAATTCTAAAATTTGTTCTGTTGTATATTCACTAGTTACATCAGCATGTTTTATTAATTCCGTTTTTGTAGCCATATAATTCCATTTTTATAATTTTTATTAGTTAAATACTTTTGCTATTATTAACCCATTATTTAAATCTTTTGATGAAGGATTTAAATCAACATCATTTTGATTATAATATTGCCACCATTCATCAAATAAAATCATTGATATTTTTCTACCTCTACATAAAATATTTGGATTTCCAATAAAACATTCTATTACTCCATTAATAAATTGCAATGATGTTTTTTTAATATTTATTGGCCTATTTAATCTATTATAAAACGGACAATTAATTTCAAGTAAATGATTAATAATCATAATTTTATCTAAAATAATTTCATTACTACTATAACTAAATGACCTTATTAAGACGTTTTCTGTCTCTATAGCGGCTGAAAATAACATTTTATGTAATGCTAATGCTATTAATATTGTTGTGTGCCCTGCTTGACGTTTTTTATTTTTATTTAATATTATTTTATTTGATGTAAGATAATCATTAATGGCTTTTATTTGGAAATTTTTAGCGTTAAATTGTATAT